ATGAGAGCAACAATTCAAACTGTCGACAGAAACAACGGGCAGAGAATACACATCGCCCGATATGAAAGAGAAGAAGCGGCACACGATGCTTTTGATGCTATGACACAAACATGGCACGAATGGGACGACCCGAACAGGCAAAACGAAAATCCATATAGATACGCAATGGATTTGATAGCCCATCACCCTGATGGAAACGACCACTGCCGCCGAACCATGTACACCAACTAATCAAGCCACAATTAAAAACACAATAAGAAAATGAAAACACGCGACTACACAAAAGCCATTTGGTTCAAAATCATGAACGACCGAATGACCCGTAACGAAGCCCTTGCGCTTTTTGTAATCATCCTAATAGCTTCCATGACTGTAATTTTTTGCACAGAGGCTATTTAACAAACCATCCCGGCTTAGCGAATAACAGCGGAGCGATACCGCAGCCGGGAACCAAACCCTACAAATGAAGCTAATTGATAATATCTTATTTATAGAATTCGCCGAGTTGGAATCGTGCGATGTATCCCGGAGAACTATTCTCTCCTGGGATAACATTAAAGACCCGACTGACAAGCGTAAAATTCTAATCCGGTATGATGAGCTCGGCTGCAAATACCAGGAGAAGATTATTAAAAAATTTGGCGACCCGTACACCTACGTCCACAACCAAATTATCAAACAGTTTTTGCGCTTCGACACCAACGCACAGGACTTCTTTGCAGGCTACCGCACCAATGGCATATCACTGCCAGCCGACTACATTAAGCAGTATATCACTGCCGCCAACTGGCTTAACCTGCTCATTGAGGTGGATAATAATTGGGGCCGGTGCAAAAAAACATTGTGTATGAACTCAAAGCCCGAACTATACGACGCGGCCATACGCATTTTTGAGACCGAGGTTATCAAGCTGCCCACTACGTACCAAACCCTTAAACGCAAAATATCAGACTACAAAGAACAGGGATACAGCTGTATCGTCTCTAAAAAATTCGGCAACGACAATAGCAAAAAGGTTAAGGACGAGCTTAACACAGCCGTGCTGATAGAAATGATAAGCCACTCGGCGCAGTTTGACGATACGTTTGTAGCGCTCAAGTATAATAAGTTTGCCGAGGTAGCCGGGTTTAAAACCATCACGCCCGTTACAGTAGGTAACTATCGCCGGGATAATGCTGCTAAAATACTTGGCTTTAGAGCTGGCAACAGCGCCTGGTATGACATCGCAGGTAAGTCAATCCCTCAAAAACGACCATCAGCTCCTTTGATGCTGATAAACGCCGACGATAACGACCTGGACTTATATTTCCAGGTAGTACGCATAAATAAGAAAAACCAAAAAATTGTCGATTACTACGCACGACCCTATTTATACGTGGTAATTGATGCTTACAACGATTACCCGCTAGGTTATGCGGTAGGCGAGTCACCATCAAACAACTTGGTTAAAGCGGCCATGTTAAACGCCGCAAATCACATTAAGGAGCTTACCGGCGACCATTACTTTTGGCGGCAAATAAAGGCCGACCATTGGAACTTAAAAACCCTCGGCCCATACTTTGAACAGCAGGCCCATTTTACCCCGCAAGCGCCAAAAAACCCGCGCGGTAAAATTATTGAGCAAAGCTTTGGTAAAAAGTGGCACTCAAAACTAAAAGAGCTTTATCCGACCAACTACGCGGGTAATAACGTCAAATCAAAATTCACCCTTAACAGGGATGCCATTGAGCAAAATAAAAAATCCTTCCCGCTGATAAGCGAGGCACCTGCCGATGTAGAAGCGTTTATAAACGAAATGCGAAGTTTGGTTGATCAATCAACAGGCAAAACCAAACAACAACAATGGCTGCAAGCATTTGAGTGCATGCAGGCGCAGGAGAAACGCCTTGTAAGTACCGAACAACATTTGCTGTGGCTTGGATACGACCACTGTAACTCACGGTCGGCCATGCTGCAATCCAACACCATAACCAACAAGGGCCTAACACCAACCATCAACGGCGAGGAGTACATTTTTGAAGTGCCAGCCGAACTATACCGCGATACCATCGGCATGCACGTGCATGTAAAATACGACCCATACGATATGTCGAAGGTTTTAGCAATCAGCGAAGATGAGCGCACCCGCTTTGTGTGCGAACAGTTTGAACGTGTGCCTATGGCCCTGGCAGATCACACACCTGAAAGCCGCGCCCGGCTAAACAACCTTCTTACCGAAAAGAAGGGCCACGTAATGGCCAATATATCCGAGCGCGATCAGCGTCAGGATGTGATAAAAGGCGCGCTGCTAAATGCCGAAAGCCTGTTAAAGGCCGGTGTGCTCACTAAGGAGATAAAAATAGCGGCGGAGCGGCAATTACTAAGCGGAGATGCGGAATTGGTTGAAATAGAAGCGCCAAAACGGGGCCGCAGCATTCTTGACAGGATGTAACCCCCTCCAAAAGCCCCGCATTAGCGGGACGATCAGAGAGACACAATAAGAATAACAAATATATGAACACCATCGAAAAAACAAAAATCCAAAGCCTCGTAAACAAATACTGCGACGGTTTTGAAAGCGCTAACCAGGCGGCTAAGTCGCTCATCGGCGTTTCATCGGGTACTCTTTCGCAAATCAGGAACAACAACTGGACGCTTATTAGCGAAAAGATGTGGCAAAACATCGCTAAGCAGGTTGGCTATGTGGCCAGCGACTGGATTGACGTTGAAACCGAAAATTACCTGTCCATCAATGAGCTGCTTACTGATGCAAAGGAAAACAGCCGTGTGCATTCGCTCATCGGCGTAAGGAGTTGGGGTAAAGACACCGGGATACGCGGCTTTAAGGCCGATAATAAAAACGTGTTCCAGGTGAATTGCAGCGCCCTGCTTAACGAAAAATACCTGCTTATTGAGATACTCAAAAGCATGGGATGTAATTTATATACCAATGCCTACAAGTTAGAACAGGAACTGATTAGCCGCCTTAACAAGCTGGAAAAGCCGCTGCTGATTATTAACGAGTACGAAAAGCTAAAGCCAACCCCTTTCAAGTATTTAATAACCCTATGCAACCTGCTTGAGGACAAATGTGGGATAGTAGTTGTTGGCACACCTTACCTGCGTGAGCGCATTGTGCGCGGCGTTGACTACCAAAAGCCTGGCTATGACGAAATTAATTCAAGGCTTGGAAGCCGGTTTATTGAGCTTGAAAAACCTACTAGAAAAGACATTCTTTTAATGTGCCGTGCTAACGGGGTTACCGATCATGAGCTGGTATCCGAGATATACAAAGAGTATGTTCAGGCCGACTTCGACTTACGCCGCGTTAAAAAACTCATCAAAAATGAAAGCCTTAAAGCGAAAGAAGAGGTCGCAGCGTGAAAGAGGCAATAACCATAGCGCTGGCGGTTATTGGCCTGTATGTACTGGCATACACTTCCCAACGCGCAGCTCTTAAAATAACCATCCAGTTTTACCGCGACGCCTTCTCCGAAAAAACCGAAGGCCTGACGGACGAACAGATTACAAAACTCGACGATTTTAAAAACATCTACTAAGCAAGGAGGTAATCCATGAACCCACTAAAAAAACAAACGCAGGCCGATATAGACAAGTTGCAAAACGTGACCAATGAGCAGCTTATACAGGCTTTGTTTGACCTTTCAGAACAGCAATACTGCGATTTGAAATACAATTCGGGCTTAACCTATGCAAAGCGGCTGACCGACAGCGACGAGGTGGGCTTTGAGTTTTTAATAAAAACTAAATTCTACTGGCATTGGTGGAAAAACGAATGGGCAAAGCGGGATAACGAGTTTTTAGAAACTTATTCCGCTTACTCGGACGCATCCGTCCTGTGGGATAATTATCTGTATCAGCACAATATCTGCCGCCTTAAAAGCGACGAGCTGATGCAACGCAAAACCGCTTCAATGGTAGGCCTGGCAATGGATGAATACCTAAAGGAGTACAAAAGGGAGGCGGTAAAATGATCTACCAGCTTGAGACTTTAAACCAGGCATACAGGGTATTAAATGATGCGTCACGCCTGCTTAGCTCTATACTGTCAGAGCCGGTAGAAGTTAAGATCGTGACGCCTGTTATCCCTGATCAATCTGAAATGCGGTCGTTGACCTCAAACATTGACGCGGCTTTGTTGAAAGATAAAATCATCGACCTGGTTTGCGTCCAGTACATGATAAGTCGCGTACGTCTCCGCCAAAAGACCAGAAAAAAAGAATGTGTGGACGCCCGTAAAGTGGCCACACATCTTTTAACAACCTACGTGCCCGGCATAAAAGACAGAGAGATCGCAGCGCTGCTGAACTTCGACAGGACAAGTGTTGTGTCAAATTTCAATCGCTGTGAGGAGCTGATGACTACTGATAAAGACCTCAACTTCCACTACAATAAAATACTTAAACAATTAAAATTATTTCTGTGACTATAAAACTATCCCAACAGCAAGCTGAAGCTCTAAGCCATCTTTTTAACAAAGTGATCATACCGGAACCCGTTGCGAATATAGCGGAAAGCCTTATAAAGGATTTGATCATACAGGTGTATAAAAAGCTTTGGAATAAGCTTTACGCTAAAAAGAAAGATGGGTATAGCCTTAGCCTCACCGATGTTGAGGCGAAAGCCTTTTATGTGTATTTCCAAAGCAGAAACCTCGGCCCGGATTGGGTTTATGAGCAATTGATGATCGAAAAGCACTTAGCCGAACTGGACAGAGCCTACGCGTAATAATTAAAACAGTAATTAAAAATTTAAACAAGTATATGACAACAACACAAGCATTAGACCAGCTCACTACCGAACAGTTAGAGCTACTCTTAAACGAGCGGAAAAAACACGAACAGGAACAGCGTGAAGCCGAGCGAAAGGGCTACGAGACCCTTAAAGAGGATACCATCTTAAAACTTACCGCCCAGGCTAATACCCTTAGCGAAATGTTGAAGGATTTTAAAAACAAAGCGTTTGAGGAGGCTAACACACTTTACGGCTTGTTGCAGAATTACAGCAAGCGCCATGCCGATGGCAAAGGCAGCTTTACGGTTAAATCGGCTGACGGTTCAATCGTAATGAGCCTTAAACGTCAGGAGCTCGGCACGTTCGACGAGCGTTCAGTGCAGGCCGAAAAACACATCAAAGATTTTATTATGAACAAATTCAACGGCGACCAGGATGCTAAGGATATGATCATGGGCATACTTGAGCGCAAAAAAGGCTACCTGGATATTAAGCAAATACAACGCCTTTACGCAATGGAAAACCGCTTTGATGATCCGAACTGGAAAGAGGGCATAAAGCTGCTAAAGGAAAGTTGGACACCATCACAAAGCAAGGATTACTTGTCTTTCACCGTAAACGGCAAGCCTATCCTGCTGGACTTCGCAAGCATTTAAACACTATTTAAATAATTAATAACAAAAAAAATGGCAAAAAACCTAATCAGCTTTCACGGAAAGCAAGAAGTTAAGGACGCTAAAATAGCCGACCTTAACAAACACAGGGAACTGGACAATTTAGTACAGAAAACCTATTTCAACAGTACTACACGCAAGGGCTGCGCGGTAACCTGCACAATGTATTCGCCGGGCGAATTCGCATCGGGCGAAGTCAACACCTCAAACATACACGGAAGGTTTGAAACCGTGTTGGGTATACCGCGCATTATCGCCGCTCTTGAGGATCGGATTTTCGAGGGCCTGTCGGTCGCCGATTCTAAAAACTGGCCCTTAAACTTCATGCAGGCAATCCCCGTAGGGGTTAACCTCGAAAACGTATGGCGCAAATTCATGGTGTGGCTGCTGGTAGACGACACCGAAGGTGTCGTAAAATTTTGTAAAAATGAGGACAGCCGTCAGGCTGTCCGAAATGTTGCGGACGCGTTTACGCGTTCGCTTACCAGCGAAGTTTCGCGTAGCGAATGGTTAAAGCTAAAGAATGCTGCTGCTGCTGCTGCTGCTGCTGCTGCTGCTGCTGCTGCTGCTGATGCTGCTGCTGCTGCTGATGCTGCTGCTGATGCTGCTGCTGATGCTGCTGCTGCTTATGCTGCTGCTGCTTATGCTGCTGCTGCTTATGCTGCTTATGCTTATGCTGCTGCTGCTTATGCTGCTGCTTATGCTGCTGCTTATGCTGCTGCTGCTGCTGCTGATGCTGATGCTGCTGCTGATGCTGCTTATGCTGCTGCTGCTGCTGATGCTGCTGCTGCTGATGCGCCGCGCATCAGCGCAAGGCAGCGCCACTTCGTTACCATGTCCAATAAGCTGATTGAACTGTTAAAGGAGGCCGCGTGAAACAGTTAGCTTTTGATTTTTACCAAAGTACAAAGCTTGATAATGCTCAATCGCTTGAAGCCCTTAGAAACGGCCTTGAGGAGTATATCAAATCAAGCGGCCTGGTTGCCTATAAGGATTTTTATATGCAGCTAAAAAACGGCGAAATACTTATCCCGGAAAATGTATCCAAAGATGCTTATGTATCGCTTGCCCGCGACGTTTACGAAAAGCAGGCGGCAGAGCTTGAGCGTAAGCAGAACCGGGCAAAATACTTCGCCATTAAGAATAAAAACAAAAAACGCCAATAACCCGGCTGGAAGTCATCCCCGTTCGAGACGGGGACGGGTTCAACTAATTATTTTAAATGAAACAACTAACACTCGGAAGCTGGTATTCAGGCGGGATAGATGGGTTTGCATACGCCGCCAAAATGTTAGGGATTGAAACCCTATACCACATCGAAAGCAATAAGGACTTATGGAAATACTTAAAAAATATTTATGGTAAAACAACTATACACAGATATGACGGTTTTTGCGGATCAAAGAACCTGCCGTGGACAAATATTATTGCCGGAGGTGATCCATGCCAACCATCTAGTACATCCGGCCTCAGACGCGGCAAAGCTGATGACCGTTACCGCTGGCCGGAAATGTTTAGAGGAGTGTCAGAGCTTAGGCCCGATTGGGTTATTAACGAAAATGTTGCTGGATCAGTCAGTAACATGGTACTCGACCAAAAGATTACTGATTTGGAAAGTATCGGCTACTCCTGCCAGGCGTTCAATATTCCAGCTGTCGCCGTTAATGCCGACCATACACGCCAAAGAATTTGGCTTGTTGCCAACTCCGATGTTCAAAGACGGCGAGAGCTATTACATCTTGACGCTGGATCAATCTTTGAAAAGGGAACGCAAAAATATTCATTGGGGGCACAAGGCAATAGTTTTCTACGGTTTGAACAAAGCGAAATGCAACCCCCGGTTTTCCCTGTTTCTCATGGGATACCCGACCACATTACTCGACTTGGAGCCGCAGGAAATTCAATTGTCTATGTCATTCCAATGATCATTATGCAGGCAATACAGGCCATAGAAAATATGGGGGGGGGTAATTCTCAAAAAACTGCTTAAACGCTATCAAAAACGAAGATTTTGCGCTAAAACCATGCATTTTTTAACGCTTTATTGTGGGTATTTCTGCACGGTTTAAGGCACTTAAAGGCACATTATATAACACTAATAACCACTAATTAATACATGGCTACTACTGGAATAACCGACTTTTTAAACAAATCCTACAAGGAGCTGGAGTTTTCCGGCGAGTGGTTCGACTCCTTCGGCAACCCCGAAAAAAATTTTAAGTGCTGCATATACGGCAGCTCGGGCAACGGCAAAACCGAGTTTACTATCAAGTTCACTAAATGGCTCGCACAGTTCGGCAAGGTGTACTATAACAGCCACGAGCAAAAGTTCAGCAAGTCGCTGCGAGATGCACTTGTCCGCAATAAAATGCAGGAGGTAAACGGCAAGGTAATTTTTGCCGATGGGGAAAGCTTTGAGGAAATGAAAGTTCGCCTGTCAAAGCGCAATAGCCCGGCCTTTATAGTGATTGACAGCCGCGACTATATGAACCTTACTATCGACCAGTTTAAGGAATTGATTGAGACTTTCCCGCACAAAAGCTTTATCGTGATCTGCTGGTCATCAGGCAGCAAGCCGAAAGGCACCCACGCAGAGGGTATAGAGTACATGTGCGACATCAAAATCTTTGTAAAAGACTTCATAGCGAAAGTCCGCAGCCGGTTCGGCGGTACAAAACCTTATGTAATATGGGATAGGTCAGCCCCTAAAACCGAACCCGTGGTAACGCAAATACCCCTCAATAAGCCCCGTAAAAGCGCCTGAAACCCCTTTAAAACGTGCAGAAATAACCACAATAAACGCCTTAAAAATGACCAATAAAACAATAAAAAAGCCCTTCCTGATGCTGATTAAGGCATTAAACGATGTGGATCAATATGGTCGCCGCCATGATTATGCCTGGCGGCACTCAAATGGCCGTACCGAAAGCACAAAAGAGCTTACCGGCGAAGAATGCCACTCAATCATTATGGAGCTTGTGGATGAATACGGGATTACGGTAGAAAGCGCCGATTCCGACCGCATGCGCAAAAAAATAATTTCAATGGCGCATCAGATCGGCTGGACACTAAACGGTAAAGCCGACATGCAGCGGATAGAGGTTTGGTGCGTTAACAAAGGCCCTTATCACAAACCGCTTAACGGCCATACCCACGAGGAGCTGACAGTCCTTGTAAGCGTCTTTCAAAAGATTTACAAACAATACATCAACAAGCAATAACCCTATAACCTATGGCAGCTAACGTACGCAAGACAAAAAGAAATGACATGATTTATGACGACTATGTGAACCTGTGGGCTACGGGGATGCGTGAGGAGTTGATATGGCCCATCCTCGACACCAAATACCATCTTGCCGAAACTACCATATACCGCATCGTGCTACAGATCACTAAACAAAAAGAATTGGAAATAAAAACCGGACACTCAGAATTAACAACCGATGGAACTGACGAAGTATAAAATCACAACCGCAAAAAATCCCGGATATATGATGGTCGTATATCAGGACAATCATTTTAAAAGCGTTTTAAATGAGTTTAAACCGCCACTAACCGAAAAGCAGCTTAACCTTTTGCTTAACCAAATACCCGACGATCATACGCAGCTAGAGGCGCTTGTAGCAGCCAATTTGGGCCAAAGGGTAAAAGTTGAGCGCGTTAAGGCGATTGGCGAGGTGCCTGCGCTGACTGACAATGAATATCCGGTAAACGAAAAAATTGCCCTGTTTTGCGAACTGTTCGAAAAGAGCCAGGGCATAAAATACAAAACCTGCGCTGCCGACATTGGCAAGCTCAAAGCCTTAACGCTGCCGGCTGACGAGCTGCGCTTTGTGCTGGAGGTTTATTTCTCGTCGAACGAGTGGTATTTGACGCCCAAAAGCATAGCCAACTTTATCAAAAAGTTTAACGAGGTGCGCGTACTGGCCTACGGCAAACCGAAGCCCAAAACCTTCCCGTTGCCTTACAATCACGAGCACTTTGTAAAGCTCGGCCTAAACGATAAAAGAGACTACCAAAACTACCTCCGCGCCAACGGCTATGTTTTTCAGCATAACAGCGTACGCGGCGGTACATGGATTTTACAAACAAACACTTTAACCCAATAAGAAAATGAACAGGAAACTACATGACGTTCACGCCAGCGGAGATGGCGTATTTAATGCCTGGAGCGGTCAATTAATTAATCTTCACAAGCCGACAGAAGACATGATCTGCATAACTGATATTGCGGCAGCGCTATCAAAGATTTGCAGGTTTGGAGGTCATTCAAACGATTTTTACAGCGTAGCTCAACATAGCGTCGTTGTGGCTAATCTCGCGCCGTCTTATCTATGCAGGGAAGCTCTTTTACATGATGCTACCGAGGCATATCTCGGCGATGTTATTAAGCCTCTAAAAAACATACTTGGCCCCGTTTATGAGGAGATAGAGGATAGGTTTATGAAAGTGATCTGTAAAAAATATAACCTCTCCGAGCTCCGGCTGCTTGAAGTTAAAGAGTTCGACAAACAAGCGCTTTCAATAGAGCATGAGTATTTTATCGCGGGTGATGTCGCCGGTTGGTTTGAGGTGATGAGCCGTATTAATGTCAACCCGTCCACCTGGGAACATAAGGACGCAAAATGTAAGTTTTTAGCCTTTTACAAGCTATTTTTTAAGCTTTGATAATGATTACAAGTGACGAGATATTTTTTATAGATGGGAGCTACTCATCGGTATGTAAAGAATACAGGGATAACCCTAACCCTATCGTTAAGTGTGGCCATTGGGTAAGTTGTTATGACTTGTTTATCTTGAGGCCGGAAAGACTTGTATTGTACGATATAGTTAATAATATATACGGCGAGTTTTACCACATTGATCCAACGTCAGTTTTTTATTTTGATGATCCTGTTTCCCGTGGTATAAAGGTAGGGTTTAAAGCAAAGTCGAAAGTTAATCCGTATTTGGAGGAGCTGGAAGATTACCGAACGGAGTGTTTACTTTACTGGATAAATAATTTGGAGGTCTCGCAATGAGACCTTTTTTATTTAACTTTGAATATGAATGATATGCAAGCAACAATCAAAGAGTATTTTGAGGGTTTTTTTGATGATGTAAAGTTTTATTGTCAAAATGGCCGTGGCTTACCATATCTCGCTTTTGACGGATTAAGGAATGGCCATGTTTATAGTCATACAGTGCCTCACAATGTGTGCGAAGGTGATATGTTGTTTCATTGGCTTGAGAACATAAAAGGCGAATTGTTGCGAGATGAGAAAATTATAATATTAGAAAAGTAATGAAAAAACTACTCCTTATCCTGATCCTTGCCGCCATGGCGTTTATTAGCCGGGCGCAAACCGTTCAAACCTTAGCCGATAGCAGCTTTGCTAAACACGACTACGTAAAGGCTTATACCTATTATACCGAAGCCTTAAAGAGCGATCCGCAAAATATCGCCTGGCTGCGACGCGCCGGTTTCTGCCTGATGAACTGCCAGGGACAGGAGCTTAACTCTACACGGTTCTTTGCCGATGCACTTAAAATTAAACCTAACGATCCCATCGCAAATTATTACTTAGGTATTGTTTATATGGACGAGGCTAAGCAATCCGCCGACACAAAGGTTAAGGATGATTTCAAGGCCAAAGCTGCCGACTATCTTAACAAGGCCGATAGGTACGGTAACGCGGACGCAAAAGCCGCTATAAAGGATTTAAACGGCATTTAAACGGGTAATGTTTAAACAATAAACCCATCCTTAAACCCCGGCCTTAAAGGCCTGCTTATTTGTGGCACACGCTCAACAATAACGGTCGGGTCAACCATTGTAAAGTTTCGCTCCTCGTGTGTGCTAACGTCCGTCAGGATGGTGCCGTAATCCACCGTGCTGGTTATAATCATATCCTCGCTGGTATCCTCGTTGTCGGCCACCATTTGCAGCGGTTCCATTCCGGGCATGCCAAATCCTTCCAGGGCAATGTTAACCTGTTCGGTAAACATAAAAAATTGCAGGGCCATCGTTTGGTTAACGCTGCCTGTAAACGCGTCGGCATAGTTTTCAAAATAGATGTAAAAACGGATTACCCCGTTACCGCGTTTTTCGCGTTTCCCTACGGTTATCCAGGTAAAGGGCTGGTATTCCATCAATATACAGGGTAGCGGTATGGCTACCGCTAACTGCGGGTTGCTAAACTGGCCCATTTGTTTATCAAACCAGCGCAGGCCCGGTAAATTCATTTCGCTGGTTAAAATACCCTGCGGATGCGTAGTGCCGTCATAAATTTGCAGCGTGCTGGTAAGGTGGTTACCCAATGCCAAAAAAGCGTCTTTCTTTATGCTCATGTTATTTTAAAAAACTTAGCGAAGCGTCTCTTTGAACGCCGATTAAAAACAATTAAACTATGTGAAAAAATTTATCCAGCTCGGCGGTAATATAATCGCGCAGTTGGTTTTCCAGTGTAACGCTGTCGCCTATAAACTGCCGTGCAGGTATGGTAATAAACGGTTCTTTGCTGATGGCAAGGTTTTTCCAAAAATCAGCCTGCGCGCTCAAAGCGCTGTTCCTTTTGGTGTTTGCCTGCCCTTTGCTTTTTACATTATAAGTAATGCCGCCAGTTGCCTGGAAATACATAGCCCAAAAAAAGCGCCGCATCTTCGGTGTTAAAGGAATCTGCCCGCCAAAGTTTTGAATTTCGGCGTAGGGGATACCCTCGTCAATGCCAACGATAGCGCCGTCTGCATTGGCCTGTTTTATCCTAAGCCCCCGTTTTAAAGTGCCGCGCCCGGTTTCAATGCCCCGGCCACTATCGTTAGGCGTACCGGGTATGCGGCCTTTCCACTTAACCAGCCCTTTGTCGGTAAAGCCCTGGTTAATGAAGCTCTGTTTAAAAAACGCCAGGGCAATAGCAGCCGCCTGCTGGATGATCCGCAGCCTTATATACTTATAGCCCTTAACCAGGCTATCAAACTCGTCCGCGTGTTTGTTCTCCATTATTAATCTTGTGACCCTAACGCCAACTCGCTGTCATGAACCGACTCGGTAAGCAGCTCGGTTAACTGCCGCTTAATTTGCTGCATGCTCAAGCCTTGTAAGTTAGTGGTGTGTACTTCCAGCTTTTCAACCAGCTTGCCTATGGTTACCTGCACATTGCGCACAGATCGGCCACCGGCCAGCGTAGTGGAGCTATCGCCATCGCCGCTGCCGTGTTTTCCATGCCTGCCGGTGGATACTGAATAAGGGGATGTTGCCGCAGGATGATGCACCAAATTGGATGCGCTCTTTTTAGCTTGCTCGTTTTTCTTTTTCTCCTCGGCGTCAGCCTTGTGGCTTTCTGCAAGCGATTCGTTATATCCTTTATTAAAGAGGCCTCCTATGCCGGTATCAATTACATTCTTTATACCGTTATAGGCGTCTTTAAAACCACTGACGACCATCATCGGGTTCATGGTTAACGCGCCCAGGATAATTTCACCCAGTCCCTTAAAAATTGGAATAAGCGCTTCGGCAACCGAACCGATTCCGGCAAGGACGGCGCGAAACTTCTCTGATTTTTCGTAGGCATAATACAAGCCTGAAACCAACGCCCCTATACCTACAATGATGATACCGATGGGGTTAGCGTCCATTGCTATGTTTAATGCCCATTGTGCAGCGGTAAGTACGCCCTCTGCAACGGCCAGTGCGCCGGTGGCCACCGCAGATATGCCCATCTCAACCCCGTAAGCTACTACTGTAGGATTAGCAATCAGGAACGCCGCCGTAGCTGAAGCAACACCAATACCCAAAGCCTTAAAAATGTCGGCATTGTCTTTCACCCAGTGGTAACCATCGGCCAAAGCGCCCGCCACATCTTCAACGCCGTGCATCAAATCCAGCAGCAGCGGCACGGCAACCCTTAACCCCCGGTCAATCAATTGGCCAAAGCCCTTTTTAACCTCCTCCATTTTTTCGTCCAGGTAGCCCATAGGCCCCAGCACGGCGCGGGCCGCGCGGGCCGACCCGCCAAACTCTGTTTGCAGCTCCTTTAAGATGATGGATTGTGCCTTTTGTACTTCACCGTGTTTAATATCCGTAGCGATCATTTCTTTTTGCGCATCGCTGAATTCAACCCCTACGCGGTGCAATGCAACTATTCCGGTGATGGGGTCTTCTAAGGCTTTACCCACTTGTACCGATGCGCCTTTCAGGTCGGCGGGTCCGTCGCCGCCCATCCTGGTGGCAAGGTCTTCAATGGCGGGTATCGCTTCGTTAAAAATAGCGCCGCGTATATTCGTAAACGAAAGCTCAATAGCTTCCGCCTGCTCGGTTTGCGCCTGGCTAAACAGCGTTTGGTGTTCCAGTTCCTCCGCCTTTTCGCGCAGTTCGTCAAGGCTAAGGCCTGCCGCGTCTGATGTGCTTTTTATACCCGCCGCTATTTGCGCCTCCGCAGCAGCTGTTGAGTGGTAAACGCCTAAGCTTTCTTTGCCAAACTCATAAACCTTCTCCACAGCAAAAACACCGGCTAACATGCCGCCAACCTCGCTCAATATTCCTTTAAGGGAGTTTAGGCCACCTTCGGTATGCGCCACAGCGTCGTCAATGCCGCCTACGGCTGATTTGGCATGATCGGCCCCGCCAAAGTCGCCGTCCTTTAAATTGATGATATAATCTAAGCCCTTAGCCATTACTCCTCCTCTAAAATTTTATTAACCTGTTCGCGTATGCTTTTTGCCGCCTGCTGGCTTACGTTATAATACGGGTGCGTATCCGGGAAGATAATCCCGCTTTTGCCTACGTTATTCCTAAACATCGGCGGGATGTCCGGCAAGCTGCTGGTAGGTATATTATATTCCTTAGCGCCGGGTGCGGCCGGCACGGCATCGCAGCGGCAACCCCAGTCGTTAGGTGGCCAGTAGATTTTAAAGAAATCGCTGTCAAGTCGATCTGTTATACCATTTAATATAGCATGCTCCTCCCGTACCCTGTCGTCGCCTGCGGTTTGATAAGTTGCCATATCAACCCCGCTGTCTACTAAATCATTCCAGGCACGAGCCATCTGTGCCGAGGCTATGCAGTTGCCGTACTCGGCAGATAGGTACACCTCGTTATAGGTTTTGTCTACCTGCTGCACATCGCCTAAAAAATCATGGAAGGAACGGAGGCCCTTATCGTTTTGTACAAGCGCTGATACCTCGCGCAGCTCATGGTAGTTTTTAAAGCCGCTAAATACATATATGTTATCCCGCATCCGGGTTAAAAAGGTGCGTGTTTCAATCGGCAGGTTTTTGGCGTCCAGTTTTTTGCCATAGCCCTTAAAAACGCCTTTCATTAATTGCGCCGCTATCTTTTTTACCATAGCCGCGTCAATCTGTCCCGGCTTTAAATGGCCGGAATAAATCAGGTTGGCTACCCGTAAAAATTCCGGTTCAAGGCCGTCAACCTTTACCGACAGGTTAATCATCATGCACTTAATGCACATGGTTACCTCCTGCCGAGTAGAGTTTAATAATTTCGGCATGCAGCTTAATCAGATCGCCTGCTTTAAGCTCCTCGTCCTCATCCTGCGGAACGGTAGCAGCCTTTTTATTGCCTTTGTTGTTTTTGCCCGGTTTACCTGGTTCTTCAGGCGTATCGTCGTCGCCGTCGTTATCCGGGTCGTCCGGGTCGGCATCATCTCCGCCACCCGGCGCTTGCGGCACGGCTGCGACCTGCTTTAGGCCGATGATCTTTACCTTAAAGCGCTGCGATACTTCGTCCGGGTCGAGCTGGAAGCCCATCTGATTAACGCCGGTGTAAATCTTTAACAGGCCCTGTAAATCCTCGGGCTGGTCTAGTTCAAAAAGGTCGCCCGGTTCAAACGGGTATTTATGAACATCGCGCAGCAGTGGGATAAGCTTTTCATTAACCAGCGTGGTAATAAAAACCTCGTCGTCTTTGGTAATCTCGTCCATCACGCGCTCGTGTACCTCGCCCTGCGAACGGCTGCTGCCGTTCATGCTGGTCATAGCCTGGCCGTTAATTAAAATGGCCAGCTCCACGTCAACCTTGTCAATCAACTCGCTGAATACCTGGAAAGCGTCTGTCTTGCGGTTCTCCTTTATGTCCAGCTCGGTATCCTGCGGGAAAATGCCGTACGCCCCCGTACTAAGGTTTTGCATCCACTTCTCAATCTCGTTTTGTACGCGCGGGTCTTGTGAGGCTGTTTTAACCGTCATGATGGGGATGCCGAAACGCTCGGCAAACTGATCCCAATTGTTCCAGCCATGTTTTTTAAGGATCACCAGCGGCGTAGCCTTATTTAACAGCCCTAAATCCTTGTCCTTACCAATTGGTATTACGTAGTTGCTTACCGGTGGTTTGGTATAGTCAACGCCGTCCAGGTCGCTTTGATAAACCGTGTAAACATGATGTTCGGGTATAACGTGCTTACGCGGTATAAGCTCCATTTTTTTAACCCAGGCGGTTTTGCCGTCAAACTCCTGTTCGTCAATATAAGGCAACGAATGGCCGTAAAACTTGCTTTCCAGCGCCCAGCTAATAAAATCCCTGAACCATTCAAATTGAAGCAACTGCGCTTTCTCGTCGTTATACTCGCCCGACTTTTCCTTAATCTTAAACCCCTTGTTTTTTACGGGCAGGATGCGGTGATTGTAGATAAAGCCCGTAAGCTTGCCGTCAATCATTACATCCTCATAAATATCATACAGCTGGGTGCGGATAGGATAGATCGGGTTTTCGGCAGCGGCCCTGGCGAATATCCAGTGTTCAATCTGCTTGCTGTAAAGGGTGCGCTGCTGCTGGATAATAGCGGCCATCACCTTAGCGGGGTCTTTCCTTAGCTCGGTTTTGCTATAGGTAGTTCCGTCGCTCAGGGTGATGGTTCCGGCGTGGTGTATGCCTGCGTATGGCGATGGTGTTTGTTTGGCTATTCGTGCGTTTTGCATTGTTTAAACAGTGTTTGAACGGTGTATTACCATCTGTTGGAATATTGGCAATCGCTGCCAAAACGAAATATCGGGTCGGGCGTGGTCGACGGTATCGGCGGAAGCGAGGGTATAAGGTCGCCGGTGTTTACTTTCTCAAGCCAGGTGATGGCCGCGTTATACCTGTCCTCCCTTACTTTTGGCATCGCGCGGCTTGCGGTATTGCTGTGCAGGTGATAAAGGATAAGATCAATCAGGTACATAATGATGAGCGGGTTTCGGTTGCCCAGGCCGGTTACGGTAAAGGTTGCGGCAGCATCATAGCGCGTATTGATATAGCTGGTTACCTGTTCTATTGCCGCCAGCTCGGCGGTGTCAAGGGTTGATGAGCTGATGGTTAATACCTGCAATACCTCGGCCCGCACCTGGTATTCAACAAAATCGTCTTCGGTTAAAAAAATCATTTGCCGCCCTCCTTTAATTTTATTACATCTTGCTGTAATACAAAAACCTCCGTCTCAAGGGTTTTTAACCGTAGTTCGGTTACGCGGTTGGTTACCTCGTTTGCGGCTTTTATATCGCTTATATCGCTTTTAAGGCCGAAATACGTTGTCATGATAGACACCACTATTGAAATGGTGCTGGCAATCGTCAGTATAAAGTTTTTTACTGTGATGCCTTTTAGTTGTTGATGTTCTATTGCTGTCATTACCATCCTCTTTTTTGTGGTGCGCGAATAATTGGCGGAAAGTTTCTGCCGGGTTTATTTTGATCGAGGTAAAACCACGCCCCCTCGTCGGCGTCGGGTGCATCGTCGGGGCTTTGGTAGCCTGGTTCAATCCCTTTAAGCTGGTTGTTACCTTCAATCATATCCGGGTTGTACATTTCGTCTATATTGAAAAAAACTTCACCGTCTGAATAAGCCGGTTCCATTTTTACCATGCGCAGGTACTTCCCTTCTTTCACGCGGCTGTCGGTAATTACCACAAGGCGGCGCTTTTTCTGCTGGTCGCGTTTGCGGTTGTGGTTAAGCAGTGCGTCCTGCACAGGGCGATTAAAAAACTGCTTTTCAACGTACCAAAGCACACCTACACCGGCTGGCAGTTTATCCTCGTAGGCGCTCATAAATTCAAACACTTTGGTCATTTCGCATTGTCGAACGAAGGATTTAAGGCAATGCTTCTCCCAATCTTTGCCGGGTGTTTCATAGCCGCCCCAAATCCGCACGGCCTTAAAATCCGATGTGGGTTTGTTTTCAAACGAAGGGTCGAAATAACCGATGATGATTTTGTAGGTGTTAAGCGGCAGCGGTTTTTTCCAATGGAAAAGCTTATCCTTAAAAATGCTGCCCTCCACATGGTTTTCGTGAAAAAACTCCTTGCGGCCCACCACCCCAGCCATTTTAACCTTGTTTAGTATAAGCTCTTTGGTATAGCGCTGATGCCAGGCAGGTTTGCCGGTTTTCGGGTCAATGGCAAATATTTTACTGTGGTATATACCCTCGCGTTTTGGCGCGCCCGGTTTGGTATCGCCTACCATGTGCGCTAAAACAGATTGCGCATGGATGCGGTTGCCAGCGACGATCAGGGTAGCGCCGCGCGTATCAAGGGCAAAAAACAAAGCGCCTAAAATTCGCTCCACAATTTTCTTAACCCGTTTCTGATTGTTTACCAGCTCGTCGTCGTCTACGTCATCAACCGCTGCATAATTAGGCCTGCGCTGTCCTTTCCTTGCCCCGCGCGGCGACTGATCCCGGCCAATGGCTAAAAAGCGGATGCCGTCCTTTGTGGTAAAATCGCCCTCGCTCCAATCGCCGAAATTAAACTGCTGCCCAAAGTCGTGAATGAATAGTGAGTTAAATTGTAATTGCGCCTGGATGTCGCCGAGCAGGTTGCAGGCGTCGTCCTCGTTTTTGCCCATCAGGATCATGCCGTTTAAAGTGCCACGGGCAATCTTCCACATCGGGATGATAATATCCACGTGGACTGATTTGGCGTGTTCACGCGGCCATTCGGCTATCCCTATAAGGTTTGGATCGGTAACCGGGCGTTTCTTTTTTTCTACGGCGTTGGCAAAGTCAACCTGGAAGTCGGCGCACTCAGCGTCGGCGTAAATGGGGAAGTAGGTTTTTACAAAAAAACGGTAATCGTCCTTTCCCTGTTTTATCCGCGCGTCCTGTTCGGCTTTGGTTTCCGAAATATTAACCGCAGTACTGCTTTGCACCTGTTCGCAAAACAGCTTCCAGTCGTCATACGTACGCCGTTCAATTACCTTATTAGCCATTGCTGATGAACTCGTTTATAAACTCCATTTGAAACTTGTTCACCTCTTTGGCCATGTCGGGCTTTTTGGCGAAAAACCAGGTGGTAAAAAGCTTAAAGCAATTGATGAGCTGCGAGGCGGTCACCTTTTTATTGGATAGGAATTCAATCGACTTAGTGACCTTAATAAGCGCATCGGCGTCAATCTTATCGGCGTCGGTAAGCTCCTCTAATTTCAGATACAGCTTGCGCGTTATATTGGCCGCTGTGATGGTGGTTGCACCCTTTAAAGCGTCCCATACGCCCTTTTCTTTATTTTCAGTAAAGGTTTTCTCTGTCCATCCAACTATACTACAGATTTCTTTCTGTGTTTTGTCGGTATTCAGATACAGGTCGAACGCGAGCTCGCGTTTGTCGGAGCGACTTAAATCTTTCTTTTTAGCCATGTAATACGCTTTGTGAATACAAAGCAATAGCAAAAACACCCCCTAAATAAACGTTCATTTCCATTCTGTACAAACTCCTGTATAATCTGTGTTTTTGTGTGACCAATACGGAAATATCTGTTTTTTTTAGGCTGATATACGCAGCATTTTTGAGCCAACATAAAGAAAAGCACAGAAAAGCTGAATGAAAAAAAGCTCGAAAACACTTGTTGCATCTGACGAATCCAAAAATGTTTACGGGTTTACTGTAGTAACCGCAGGAATTGATATAAGCGATTTTCTCAACAACCCGGTATTGCTTTACAATCACGACTATGATAAGCTTTTAGGACTGTGTGAGGAGGTTGATAAAGCAGTAAGGCTGCTGTATGTGCCAAGTTTTGACGAGGATGATAAATATGCCATGAAGCAAAGCAGTAAAGTTGAGCAGGGCATATTGAGAGGGTCAAGCATTGGTATAATACCAATTGAATACGACGAGGTTAACCAGGTAATGAAAAAATGTTCATTAAAGGAAATAAGCCTTACGCCTGTCCCCGCCAATCGAAACGCCATCGCTATATATGATACCAATGGTCGCAAGCTGTCAGCGCAAGAAGCAAGGGAATATATGCTATCGCTTTCTGAAACTACTATAACACAAGTAACCAAAAATTCTGAAATGAAACCAAGTTTAATAACCGCTTTGGTTGCACTGTGTGTGCAGGCCGGGCACACTGTCACATTAAGTGATAAATCAACCGAGGACGACTTTGAGGCAGGTTTGAAAACAATCGGTGCAAAGCTATCGTCGCTCAACGTAGCTAACACTGAACTTTCCGCAAAAATCCTCAAGATTGAAAAAGAAGCCCAGGACGCCGCCGCAAAAGAGCATTCCGACCTGCTTAAAAAGGCAGTGGATGATAAGTTGCTCACGGCTGAAAGCGCCAATTCGCTTAAGGGTTTGGGCCTGCCTGAATTAAAGGTTGTTTTATCTGCTGTAACTCCGGTGACTTTGCGCACAGTAGAGAAACAAAAAGATACCGAAACCAAAACAGACTTATCAGGCGATAGGGCTAATTGGACTTACGATGACTTTGCTATGAAGGCTCCGCAGGATTTGGAAAAAATGCAGGTAACTAATAACGCATTGTTTGAAAAACTGCTGTCGGCAAAGGTAAATAAGGCGCGTAACGAGTATGCCATAGAGATATAATACGTGCCAAATCACCCCCAATAAATCACCAAAACAGGACGAAAAACCACTTAAATAGAAATGAAAAACTACGTTAAAACCATCACCGACCTATTATTCAACTTCGTATGCGGGGTTATATTAGGTTTCGTTTTACTGCTGCCGTTCGGGATCAGTCCCTTAATGGGCGGAGCGGCCTTTGCGTTGCTCACCATCGCTTCGTTTATTTACTCCTTTTATACCGGCCGATCTTTAATGCCGCGCTGGCTGCTTTATGCCGGGCTGTTCAAAGAGGTTTGGATAAGTCGGTTAATGGAGAAATTTTACCCCACCGCTGCCTGGTTAAACCGCGCACAGGATTTTAGCGGCGTGGTAGAAAACAATACGATTAACCTTGCCGAGATCGGGGCCGACCCGCAGGTACTGGTTAACAATACAACCTACCCGGTGCCTTTTGCCGACCGTACGGACGTTCCCTTGGCTTTACCGCTTGACTATTACGATACCGAGGGCACCGTAGTGCGTAACGCCGAGGCTGTTCAGCTGGCTTACCCCAAAATGGATACCGTAGTAGCACAGCATGGCAAGGCCCTGGCTAAAGCGCAAAGCGCAAAGGCTGCATGGAACTATGCGCCCCAGGCTAACGGTACTTATACGCCCGTGCTTACCACGTTGGGCAATCCTAAAGTAGCTTACGCCATTGGCGCGCGCTTACCCTTTAGTTTCCGCAATATCATCGCAGCTGCCCAGGCGTTGGATGCCGTGGATGCTCCTGCTGACGGACGTGTATTGGTGTTATGCACCCAGCACAAACAGGATTTGCTTAACGAAGATGTAAACCTGTTCAAAGGGTTTAGCGACTATAAAACCGGCATGATTGGCCAGCTGTACGGGTTTGACATCTATACCAGTACCCAGTGCCCTACCTATAACAATACCGTGCCTACCGCGCCTACTAAAAACGCTTATGGCGCTGCGCCTGCCGGGACGGATGTTGTTGCCTCGTTCTTCTTTGTGGATAGCGAAGTAATGCGGGCTAAGGGTACAATGGATTTGTTTTACCGCCTGCGTGATCCGGAAGCCCGTGGCGACATTGTCGGTTTCCAACAGCGCTTTGTGGCACTGTCAATCCGTAACAAGCTGATCGGCGCTGTGGTCGACCTGACTACTGCCGTAGCCGTGCCGGTTCGCGGATAACATAAAAGACTTACCCGGTTGACTTCCTGACTGCGCCCCCGCCAAAATGGCCGGGGCGCACAGGATGGGTAACCACAAAAAACAATAAAAATGGCTAACTCACAGGAAAAACTCGCAGCGGCTAAAGCTTGCTTCGAATTCAACCAGGATGCGACAGAGCTGTTTATGACATCCGACCTCAATTGCTTTTTCAATAAGAACCGGGCTGTTAACCACGCTTCGGGACTTGAGGATTACTCCATTGACCATTTTACCAGGTCGACCGACGCTGTCGCCGACCCTGCTAATATTGGCACGATCCAGCCAGGAGCACCGATTGCTGACTCATCGGCAGCGCGCACCAATAACCCTGACGCGCCTGTTAGCTCCGCTCCACCGGCTGTTGACGCTCCACCGGCTGTTGACGCTCCACCAGCTGTTGACGAAACACCGGCTGTTGACGAAACACCGGCTGTTGACGCTCCACCGGCTGTTGACGAAACACCGGCTGTTGACGCTCCACCAGCTGTTGACGCTCCACCAGCTGTTGACGAAACACCGGCTGTTGACGAAACACCAGCTGTTGACGAAACACCGGCTGTTGACGAAACACCAGCTGTTGACGAAACACCAGCGCCCGAAAGCAAGGAGGATGCTATTAAGCATCTGATTGAGCATGTGGTGGATGAAGTTGAGGAGGCTTTAGGGCTTAAAAACGAGGAGGGCAAATAATGGAGATCGTGGTTAAGCGCAATACCAAAACGGCTAACAGCACAATTGGCGAACTGTCCATCCTGGGCAACCCGTTTACCTGTTACACACTGGAAGACCAGGACAGGGGGTTGAACAATAAAATGCCGCTTGACGAGATTCAAAAGGCAAAGGTGTTCGGCAAAACTGCCATACCATCGGGGCGCTACCAGGTAACCATAGATTTTAGCCAGCATTTCGGCCATGACATGCCACACATCCTTAATGTGCCCGACTATGGCGGCGTACGCATCCATTCGGGCAATGTACCTGCCGATACGCTGGGTTGTATCCTGATCGGCCTGGATAAGGGGGTGGACATCATCACCAATTCGCGATTAGCATTCGCGCAGTTTTACCCCATCCTGCAAGCCGCCATCGCACGTAACGAAGCCGTTTACTTAACCATCGTTTAACATGGACGCAAGAAAGATAACCGCAGACCAGGTAAAAGCGATAGCCGCTAAATATGGCGTGGAGTATGCCTCGGTGATGGCTATTGTTGATGTGGAAAGTTCGGGATGCGGGTTTAACCCGCCAACCGGAAAGATCATCATACGGTTTGAGGCCTCGTGGTTTATGCGCCTTTCAAAGCTTGCCGCTGCACACCTTGCGCAGCCCTGGCATACGGTGCCAAACGGGCCGCAGGTTAATGAGTGGCAAAAATTCGACAGTGCCTTTGCTATCGACCCTAACGCGGCAATGGAATCTACCAGCGTAGGCATGATGCAAGTAATGGGCTTTCATTATGCCGATCACGGTTTTGGCTTTGCCAGCGCTGGCGCGATGTGGGATTATGCAAAGGTTAACGAGGAGAACCAGGTAGACTTAGGTATGCGCTTTATTGCTTCCGAACCGGCGCTGCTGAGGGCCTTGCGTGCTAAAGACTGGCCGATGGTAGCCTACTATTACAACGGACAGGATTACCGCGAAAACAACTATGACGTGCATTTACAAAACGCTTATAACAAATACAAATCGCTATGATTAGCTTAAAAAATTATTTTAAAGAAACTTCGGTAAAGGTCAAAAAGTTTGCCCTTGTACTTAAGAGCCTCATCGCTACTGCGGCGGGAACCAGCTTTGTCCAGGGCGATATAAAAATAGCCTTTTATGTTGCTGTCGGCGGCGCTGTAATAGCGGGCTTGCTTGAGCTGTTACCGCCTGATGATCCCGCAGCGCCTGCGCAGGGTGCGCCATCTGCAGGAGGCGTTGCAGCCGCTATGCTTGGCTTGTTCATCCTGTTTGGTATTAGCGGCTGCACAGTATTAAAGCCGGAGGTCGACCGTACAAAAACGGACACCACCATCACCACGTACAAACAGGTGGCTTTGCAGGTAAAAGGAGCGACGGTAAGCGCAGGTTTAAACCTCGACAGCCTTTACCACGTTGCGCTGATGAATCAGGATATCCGAAAGGACGACAGCATCCAGCGCCTTAACGCCGAGCTTAAATACAAGCGGGATAGTATTGCTGCTTTAAAAGCAAACAAGCCAATACCTGCGCCGCCTGTAATTATCCAGGCACCCCCGAAAAAGCAATACGTTACCGACCCGCAAACCAAAGCGCAGCTCGCTTATTGGATAGACGCCTACGGAAAGTTTCAGATAACCTGTCAGGCTAAGGATCAAACCATACAAACGCTGCAAGCCCAGGTAACGAAACTTACAAAAGACACGACAACGACTACTAAGGTCGTCACGCAAACGCCCTGGTGGAATAAACTGCTTATGATAACGGAGAGTGTCATCATTTTGGCACTTGCAATTTTTCTACTCATTAAAACCATTTTATAAATGCCACGCCCAAACGTAACCATAAACAAAACAAACGGCAATATTGGCCGTAGAGCGCCTAATACCGACGCGGTATTTGGCGCGGTGATCTCGGCGCCCGCAATTTCCGGGGCCGGTAATATGCAAAACGGCGTGGTGTACCCCATGGTTAGCATCAAGGATGCTACAGCCATTGGCATAACAGCCGCGTATGATACCGCGCACAACGTGCTGGTTTATCACCAAATCAATCGGTTTTTTACCCGCAACAAAAACGCCACGCTGTATTGTCTTTTTGCGCCGCAAACCGCTTCGCTGGCTGATATGACCGACCCAACACAGGCTTATGCGCCCGCGCTGCTGCGGTCGCAAAACGGGGCCATTAAATATTGCTTTGTGGCCCGTAACCCGGCTGCTGGCTATACTCCCGTTTTAAGCGGTGGCCTTGACGAGGATGTACTGACGGCTGTGGCAAACGCACAGGCCCTGTACACCAGCGAGTTTTCAAAATACCGTTATGCCGGGTTCCTTATCGAGGGTCGCAGCTTTAACGGAACGGCTGCTGCCGCCACCAGCCTGCGCACACTGGCATGCACCAATGTAAGCGTTACCATTGCAGCCGATCCGGCTATCAGTGGCGCTAACGCTGCCTATGCTGGTTATGCTGCCGTTGGCGATATAGCCGGAATCATAAGCCTTGCCGCTGTAAGCCAAAACGCCGGGGAGCTCACCGCTGCTTTTAACCTGCAAAACACCGGGTTGGGCATGTTTACCACCGCTGGCCTTAGCTCAAACCTAAGCATTAACAGCTATGCCGATGCCGACCTGGACACGCTTAACGATAAGGGTTATATCTTCCCTGACGTAATAGCAGGCGAGGCGGGCTATTATATCAATGACACGCACGTTTGCGCGCCTATAGCCGACAACGATTATGCCTACATTGAAAACAACCGCACCATCGAAAAAATGATTTTCCTTGCGCGCACAGCTATCCTGCCCAGGGTTAAATCAAGGTTGTATGTCGACCCGGCTACCGGCCAGCTCGCCGCCAAAACCTGCAAGGCCATTGAAACCACCGGAAACGCGGCATTAAAGCCAATGCAAACAGACGGCGACCTTTCAGGCGGCATAGATACCTATGTAGACCCGGCACAAAACCTGCTGTCAACCTCGGCGCTGAATGTTGAAATTTCGGCAATCCCGGTTCCTATAGGCAGGCAGATCACAATTAACATCGGATTTTCAAACCCTTTAAATTCAAACTAATGGATGATGTAGCAATAAACGGGCAGCTGTACAGCTGGGCAAACATCAGTGTTAACCTTTTGGGCCGCGATATTGCCGGGATACTGGCAATTGACTATGACGACGGCGTTACGGTTAAAAAGGTGATGGGCCGCGGAACTAAAAGGATTGGCCGCGTAATTGGCGATTATAACGCCGAGGCATCCATTACCCTGGAGATGAGCGAGGTTGAAGCGCTTAACCTTTCGCTGCCTTCAGGCACTTCTATTTATGACATTGCTCCTTTTGACATTACAGTAACCTACGTAAACCCCGACCAGTTGCTGGTTACGCACGTGCTGAAACAATGCACATTTATGAAGCAAAACCGGGGTTCAAAAGCAGGCGAAGTAAAAGAGATTGAGGTGAAACTTCCGCTTGACGTAGCTGAGATAAACTGGGCTGCATAGTACGATAACATACCAATTAAGCGAGATAAGATGCCCTGCCCCCGGTAATAAGGCTGGGGGCTTTTTAAACAGTAATTAAACACTAACATTTATAAAAATGGCAAACAAAACAGACGGCGCTATAAACAGCGCTAATGACCAGGATGAAAAAGAAGCGCCTAAATATTTGTGCGCAGGCGTAACACAGGAACAACTTGATGATTGGAAAATCAAGTATGGCGAGGTGCATATTATTACGGTAATGGTTAACGAAAATGAGAGCGTAACCGGCTACTTTAAAAAGCCTAACCGCGACATTATGGCTAACTGCGTTAACCTGGTGCATGATAAAAAGACTTTTGAGGCCCGCGAGTTTTTACTAAACAATACTTTCATCGGCGGCGATAAAGCCATCACCACAGTTTTTGACAATGCGATAGCAGCTCAAACTAAACTGTGGACACAGGTAAATTTTCGGATAGCCGAGGGTTTGAAATATTAGCCAATCAAATACTCGGCATCTGCCGCCCGGTAGTTAAAAAGCCGGGCAAGGATAAACTCCGAAAAGTAAACGGCCTGCTAAGGTATCATTTCAAAGTCGACCCGGATGCCCTCACAGATGAGCAATACTCGGAATGCTGGCAGCAGCTAAAATGGGTGCTCGACTTTGAAAGCAAAAGATTTTCATTAAAAGACGGTAATTCAATACAACTCTGATGGCAACAAAGCGCACCTATAATATCCCGGCCCTGTACAAACAGGTCTTCGGTATCACAGGCGTACGGTTTGCCATTCCTGACGCCAGCAGCATTGCCCAAACGGTTGGACGTGTTTCCACGTTCGCCGCAGGGCAGGCTGTTAACCAGGCGCTCAATAGTGCGCCGAACACACCGGCTGCTTATGAAGGTATTCAGATAGTGCCGGCCCCAACTGCGGCAAGCATTCAAAGCTATTTGGGTACGCCCATTTATGAGCAAATAACGCTTACCGGCTCGGCAGCTGTTTCAAACGGTAAAGTAACCCGCAAGGGATTTACCTACACCTTTCCCGACTGGCCTATATTCGACATATCGCCCTCCTGGTTAATCCAAAAAGAGAGTGTGCAGGGCGGAGGCCCGGCAGGCAGTCAAAGCGGTAGTGTGGGCACCGTTAAGGAGTTTATCCAGCAGGATGATTTTAGCATCACTATTCGCGGCTTCCTGATTAACAATGCGTCGCAGGACTATCCCGACCAATTATTAAGCGATTTATGGCAGGTGTTAAATGCCGGTATGACGTTAGGTATCACCTCCAATGTTTTCAACCTGCTCGACATTCACAACATCGTAATAACTGACGCGCGTTTTCCGGGAGTCGAGGGATATATGAATATGCAGCCCTTTGAAATTGATTGCCTGAGCGATTATCCGCAATTACTGCAAATAAAATCGACACAAAGCCAAAAAGTAATCACGCCTGGCTTATGAGAACAGTTTACGCGGTCGACCGGCAAAACATTGTGGATGTAGCTACTCAATATTACGGAGCTGCTGCTGCGGTGTTTGATTTATGCCAGGATAACGGATGGGAGCTTGACCATAACTTACAGGCAGGCGATCCGATTTTAATTGAGGATACATACCCGGCCAGCGCAAATGCTGATGTTGCCGATTACCTGCAAGCCAATGGCGTGGTAGTGGTGAGCATGAGCGAGGACAGCGACGGCGATGCTTTAGGCACAAACGACGGCAGCGTAATAATTACAAACAACGACAATTACATAGGAGCATGACCATAATACCAATAGACGAGTTACCTGCGGCAACATCGGCGAGTGATGCGGATATATTCCCTATATCGCAATTGGTGAGCGGCGCGCCCGAAACTTTCGGCATTCCGCTGGCGGTGTTTAAACTGTGGTTAAACGGCGTTATAACAGCGCAGCTGGCTGGCATAACGAAGGGGCCTCAAGGTGTGCCGGGCGCACCGGGCGCGCAGGGCATACAAGGCCCGGCCGGCCCGATGGGGCCGCGCGGTTACCAGGGCATACAAGGCATACAGGGCATACAAGGCCCGGTAGGCCCGATAGGTATCCAGGGCGTTACCGGCGCTACGGGCGCAAAAGGCGATACCGGGCCGCAGGGCGTTCAGGGCATACCCGGCACTCCGGGCCAAGGCGTACCTGTTGGCGGCGTTGCCGGGCAGTTGCTTTCAAAGGTTAACGGTACTGATTATAATACGCAATGGATAGACGCGCCGTCCATCAGCTTCACTGGTACCGCGTCGCAATTTGTAAAGGGCGACGGATCATACGCCGCTTTAGCATCAGCAGACGTAACCGGGGCATTAGGGTTTACGCCTTATAACAATACAAACCCATCGGGTTATATTTCCGGCATCACCGGCGCAATGGTCACCGGCGCTTTGGGCTTCACGCCGTACAGCAATAGCAATCCATCGGGTTATATTTCCGGTATCACCAGCACGATGGTTGTTTCCGCTTTAGGTTTTACACCCTACAGTAACGGCAACCCTTCCGGCTATATATCGGGCATCACCGGCGCAATGGTAACAGGCGCTTTGGGATATACGCCTTATGACAGTGCAAACCCTTCCGGCTATCTTAACTCATCTTTCAGCCTGGGCAGCGATGCAACCGGCGATATATATTACCGTAACTCAAGCGGACATTTTACCCGGCTGGGCATCGGGTCTGCCGGGCAGGTTTTAACTGTATCGTCAGGCCTGCCGTCATGGGCTTCGCCGTCAAGCGGTTTTGTAAACCCCATGACCGCCGCAGGCGATATAATCATCGGTGGTACATCCGGGGCCGCAACCAGGCTGGCCGCAGGTACAAACGGTTATGTATTAGCCTTAGTGAGCGGCGCACCGGCATGGACGGCCAATACCGCAAACGTTTACGGATCAAACAAACAGATACAGTATAATAACTCCGGCGCTTTTGGCGCGAGTGCTAATTTTACTTTTGACCAATCTACAGGGCAGCTTTATTTAAAAGGGCCGTCTTATAATAGTTTTGTTATTAACGCCGCCAACTACCCGAATATTAATTTTCAAAACAACGGCACAGGATATGCTTATATCGGCGGTGGCCAAAGCAGCCACCTTATCGGGGCAACTGATTTTAGCATTATTGGAAGTGGCAATGTATCCCTGGAAGGTAGCAATATATATTTTTATGGAAGCCTACACATGCCCGATAGCGCTACGCTTGGAACCAATACCGGAAATAGTTACATCACTTATTCAAATTTCGGGAGCGGTTCGAGCGCATGCGTTGTGATGAGTTGGGGCTGGAACAGCGGCGGAAAAGTTTTTACAATGGGTAACGCAGCCGGACAGCTTTCATCCCCTCAAAATAATGATGATTGGATTATGAGCGCTAATGGTAATATAGGATTAGGCTTTAACGCAGGCACCGGCTCCGGTACTCAGGCGGCAATTTATGCCGAGTTTAACAAGTCCGCAAAATCACTCATCCTTAATAATGGTAACTCGGGTGGATTTACTGCTGACACGAGCTGCATTTTACAGCTTGACAGTACGGCGAAAGGGTTTGGCCCGTCTCAAATGACAACCTCACAAAAAACAGCGATCAGCGCTCCACGTAACGGACTACTGGTATTTGATACTACCCTCAACCAAATGAGTTATTACAATGGTTCAACCTGGATAAATATTTAACAAGGAATGGCAATAATAGACACGGAATTCAGCTTTATGGCGGCATGTAAAATACAGCCGGTGAAAGCAAACTTTAACGACCAGGTGGAATCTACGCTTTTGGGCATAAAGCTTTTTAGGGATGACCTGCGGACGCACGCGGTTTTAAGCTGTGCATTAATGGACGATGATGGGAATATCTACCAGGCTTTTAATGTAAAAATAGAGGGCGAGGACTATCAAAACTGGAACGGCGACAACCTCTACCCGTTCAACTATGTAGGCAATCAATTCAATTTAACTTTTATATAAAATGGCAAACACAACCTTAAATTTCAATGTGCCGCTTTTAGACCTGGCACAAAAACCATTTCCCGCCGTTGACGGCAAGGAGCAAACCATAGGTATGGCGCTGGCCCCGTCGCTTAGTGGCCACAACCAGGGCGACCCGCTTAAATTTTTTGCATGGGCGGTAACCCTTTATAACGGCGGTGAGCTGTCGCTGGACGAATCCGACTTAAACACGCTAAAAGAGTTTGTAAAAAGTACGCCGACCATGTTCAATATCGTTAAGGCGCAGGTTTTGAAAATCATCAATAAATAACAGGTGTTTGTACTCTGCTCAAATATCGCCATCACTGACCCTACAGGTAAAACCTACCTGGAGAACTTGCCCGTTATTGAGGTTAAGATCAATAAGAGCCGAAAAACATTAACCAATACGGCTAAGATCACACTGCCCCGTAATTTGAAAGTGCTTAATGGCAATATCAACGACATTATCCAGCGCGGCGCTGCCGTGAGTATGCAGTTGGGTTACGACGGTAATTTGACAACCCGGTTTACCGGATACGTATCAAATATAAATGCCCAGGTGCCGCTTACCATTGAATGCCAGGATACCATGTGGAAGCTGAAACAAAATAGCATTACCAAAACATGGGGCAAAGGAACAAAGCTGACCGATATAGTGAGCTTTATATATCCGGGCCTTTCGGTGGTGGCTGATTTGCAGATCGGTGGTTTAGTAGCTGTAAAACAAAGCACAGCACAAATACTTGAGGGATTGCGAAAAATGGGCTTGCAGGTTTATTTCAGTACCGACCTGTTTGATAACAATACCCTATATGTTGATTTCGCCGGTGCGGTACACTCCACAGGTCGCGAGGTTATCTATGTGTTTTATCAAAACATACTTGAAAACAAGCTGGATTATAAGCTGAAAGAGGATAGTAAAATTAAGGTTACTGGCACTTCCAACCTGGAAACCGGAAAGAAACTTCAAATAGTTGTGGGCGACCCGGACGGTGAGGAGCACACCCTGAATTACTATAATATGGACGCGATCAACCTGAAAAAGATTGTAACCGCCGAAATAAACACACTGAAATACGAGGGCTATAAAGGCAGCTTTACAACTTTTGGCCTGCCCGAAGTTGAACCCGGAGACATAGCTGTTATTAACGACCCTACCTATCCGGAGCATAACGGATCATACCTGGTTGAGGAGGTGGAAATAACTTTTGGCCGTAACGGTTACAGGCACGAAGTAACGCCGGAAAGGAAACTTGCATGAACACGGTAAAAAAGCTGATTAACCAAATGGTTGAAGTTGGTGAGCATGACGTTAGGGCTATTGTGCAATCGGTGGATAAAAACGCTTACACCTGCACGGTGCAAGTGGTTAGTACTGACGGCTTACTCGTGGACGTAAAATTAAAGCCGGTGGTTAACAGCGGCGACGCCTCGGCGATGGGCCTTGTGGTGTTTCCCGCTCTTAATTCGTTTGTAACGGTTGGTAAAATAAACGGGGACAATAACGATACGATGATTACCGGCTATACGCAAATTGACAGCATATCGCTGGATACAGCCACTGCTTTAAAACTCATGCTGGCTAACGATGGCAATATGAACCTGAATGTAACGAAGCTGGTTTTTAACGACGGAAAAAATGGCGGAATACCTATGGTTAACCCGCTGTCAACCGCAATAATGAAATTGCAGCAGCAGGTTAACCAGCTGATCACTGCATTTAAAACGCACGTTCACCCGGTTTCAGGCGCGGCGACAGGCCCAACGCTTACACCGTCGCCTGGGCTGACAATCCCGGTAATTAAACCATCGGACATCGCAAACCCAAACATACAGCAATGACGGATATACTATTAGACGATAACCTGGACTTGCTTATACAAAACGGTGATTTTGTGATAGGCGACGCCGAGGAGCAAATACAGCAGCTGATTTTGATGGCCAGCCAGGGAAGTTTCAGAAACAGCCCGCTTACAGGTGTAAATATCGTGCAGTATATCAAAAGCCGCTTAGGGCCTGCCGAGATCGACGCTTTAAAGCAAAAAATAAAGCTACAGTTTCAGTACGACGGCTACATAACCGTCAACACGGTAATTAACTCAATATCTGACATAGAAATTTCAGCAAGCAGGTAACATGGCACAAAATGCAACCGACATACAAAATGAAATGATTACCGAAAAAGGGAATCACGCAGTGCTGGACGGATTAACCAGCGATAGCAATACTTCTATTTGGGGCGTATGGATGTATGTGGTGGCTACCATAATCGTTTTTTTTGAACAGCTGATGGATAGCTTTAAAAGCGAAATACAGGCGATTGTTAATAATGACAATTTTGGCACTGATCCGTGGTGGTATGAAAAAATAATGGCGTTCCAATTCGGCGACGCGTTGGTATTTCAAAATAACATCTATCAGTATGCTGCTGTTGATCCTACAAAACAGATCATCGGGTTTTGTTCTATAAGCAGCCTTAACGGCATTGTGCAGATAAAGGTAGCGGCAAATGTTGACGGTGCACCGGCCCCGCTTTCAACCGACCAGTACAACGGCGTAGTAGCCTATGCGGGCCAGGTACAACCGTCAGGCATACGCTGGGCGGTATTGTCGCAGGCGGCTGATAACCTCAAAGTTTACGGCAATGTTTATTATGACGCCACACAGGATTTATCAGTAATACAGGCGGCTGTATATGCTGCCATAACAGCGTTTTTACTTAGTTTAAACAGTGTTCAAACGGTTAACGGCGCGCCGGTTACCCAAAACTTCAACGGTACGCTGTTTGTCAATAAGCTGATTAATGCTATACAGGCCGTGCCCGGCCTTATCGGCAATCAGTTTGATTTAAACAGTATAGCGGCAGCGCCATACGGACAGGGTTACACTAGTTTTACCAGTAGCTGTTTGCCTGAGTCGGGTTACTTCGCAATTGATCCGGCGTTCCCCTTAACCAGCACATTAACCTTTATACCCTACGCCCAGTCATGAAAAACTACACGTTTGACATAGATAAGATGATTAGGTGGTTAATGCCTTTCTTTTTATTTCAGCCTGTACATTATGCCTTTTTGCAATGCCTGTTAGTTACCATAAAAAGCAGCTATACCGACTTTATGGCGTTCCGTGCGCAGATGCTGGCCGAGGCTACAATAGACTGTTCGGTAATACGGCTTACAAAAGCTATGTGGGACAAATTCGATACCACCAACTCTATTTACCTCACACAAACAACTGACTTTTTTGAAGAGACTTATATCTACCTGGACAGCGAGGGCGCTACGATACAGTACGATTATTTAGAAAGCGAAGATCACGAACCTTTTGAGTTTGATTATTTGGACAGCGAGTATGTGGCCAATGTGAATTTTATTGTTTGGATACCTGTGGCATTGGCAGGAAGTACCGCCGAGATATATGCATTTGTCAAGCGCTACGTTTTCAGCAGCATTACATTTTCAATTAAAACCTTTTAAACTATGAAACTATTATCAACCCTGACAGGGGGCTACAAGCGCGTAATGGATCGTTTGCTTACCCTGCAAAGCGAAACACAAATATTTATCAATGCACAGTTTGCCGCATTGGGCTTTGATATGGTTTTGCAAGGGTGTGAAGTGACCGACAACGGCAACGGGACGGTTACTATAGCCCCTGGTATTATACTTATCGGCGGCAACGCCGTTCGCTATGCTGGCGGGAGTAATATATCCGCAGACGGTTCAATGGCATTTGTAGCGAACGCTCCCGTTACCAGCACACCCGGTATTTTTGGCGATGGTTCAACTAAGGCGCTTTATTCTGAAGTATTTGCCGGTGTGGCCGCGCAAGACCCCTCGAACACGTCTCAGATAAAAATTAAAACTACGCTGTATAATTTGCAGCAGTATATAAAGGATCAGATAAACGCCGCCGAGCCAAAGGGAACCATTAAGGAGGTTTATGATTTGGATGGTACCTTCCTTGATAACTTCAATACAGATGGTTTGGGCGTAACGCCAAAGTGGATTAATTGGGCGTTGGATAACGGCAACAATGGCACACCCGGTTCAGCAGGTAAAGTTTTGGTTGCAGCCGGTGTTTATACCGATCCGGTTAGTGGCCTTGAAACAACATTTGTTGCGGGCGATACAGGCGGAGAATTGGCCCATAAGCTTACAGTGGCTGAAATGCCATCACACACCCACCCGCAGGGCGCTGATGTATATTATTCCACAGGCAGCGGATCAAGCCACACAGCGGGTGATAGTGGCAGCGGATCACGTGGAAACACGTTAGCTACTGGCGGCGATACTCCGCATAATAACATGCAACCGTATAACGTACCGTACAGGGTTGTTAAGATCAATTAAAGTAAGATGCTAAGGGTTTAATAGAGCAAAACGAACCCGAAAAATCTTACAAAATGAATAAAACAAACGTTAAAACGCCTCTTAGCTATTATGGAGGCAAGCAGAAATTAGCTGCAAAAATTATCAGCGCCATTCCGGAAGATCACGTTCTTTATGCCGAGCCGTTCATTGGCGGCGGCGCTGTTTTCTTTCTTAAAAATCCTTCCCAGGTAGAGGTCTTGAATGACACCAACAAAGAGCTGATTAACTTTTACAAGGTGGTGCAAAACGACTTTGTGGCGTTGGAAAAACATATCAGGATAACATTGCACAGCCGCGACTTGCACCGTAAAGCATCGGTTATTTACAACAACCCTGATATGTTCGACGAGATCAAACGAGCATGGGCCGTATGGGTTTTAAGCTCACAAAGTTTCAGCGCCATGCTCGATGCTTCGTGGGGATACGACAAAGGAGATAACACCACTACCAAAAAGATCACCAACAAACGCAATTCATTTACCGAGGATATTGCGATCAGGTTGCAAAATGTACAGTTAGAATGTACTGATGCGCTTAGAATAATAACTTCGAGGGATGCGGAAAAATCATTTTTCTATTGTGATCCACCCTATTTTAACAGCGATTGTGGCCACTACGACGGTTACAGCGAACAGGATTTTGAAAACCTTTTAAAAACGCTGGCCGCAATAAAAGGCAAATTTTTGCTTTCGTCATATCCCTCGCCAATGTTGCAGCGATATGCCAAAGAAAACGGTTGGCACATGTGGAGCATAGAGCAGAATGTTAGTGTAAACGCTAAAAGCGGCTATTTGAAAAGGAAAGTTGAAGTATTGACGGCTAACTACAGGTTAGAGTAA